GAGATGAACCCGATGAAATTACAATCGTCAGCGCCAGCTCTCATAAAATTGAGTCTATCTGCCGCCACACCTGATCTATTTTGCTCATTAGGCCTGAAACCGTTTACTTGTAAAAATAAATTGTTTGAAGCACGAGGAACATAAGAATAGGGCATGTTTGTTGACGATATGTAAAAAATATTTCCTCTAGAATGGGTCATAGAGTACTGAGGAATCTCAACTTCGATAAATTGGTTACCTGACTGAGACATTGACTGATCAATGGCGTAAGCACATGAATTAGTTGTCCATCCATCAGAACCAGATACTGAAGGCGAAGAAGTGGTAAGAATGAGCTTTGTCTTAGAAACATTGACTCCATAATACATAAGTTTTGCCAAAATAGCTCTAAGATTAGTAGCAGCATCACTATAGATTTTCCACCTAACTCCTCCCCGAGAATATGTGAAAATGTGACAAAATTCAGAATAAACATCTGAATACCTATCCACAGAAAAAGTCAAACCAGTCTCTTCTATACCTTCAGCTCCAAACGGCATTACCTCAGAGAGAGTACCAGTGGACGTGGGAGGGGAGACAGTCTTCTTAGGAGTTGAGACAAATCTTTTAAGTAATGACCTCAAATTGACTATCTTTTCACCTATACAAGCCTCTGCTGTATCCAATTGAGCCTGTCTTCTCTTCATTCCCCCAAGAGTAGGGAAACCGCTCTCAAAAACGATAGCATTATCATCGAAAGCACAAGATAACTTTTTGTTAGGAACAGCAAACTCAATGTCATCCCCCCAAGCATGTTCAACAATAACCCCTATAGATTGAGCCACGGAAGTGGGAGCAATCAAAGGATCTACAACCCTAACTTCAATCTTACCATAGTTGGAAACATTAAAGTCTGTGGGAAGATAGGGAGAATTATGAACAAAAGGAACCTCAAATGTATAATCTACTAAACCTCTAATGTCAACTATATCCCTGTATAAATAAGGAGCAACATCATCAGTAATAAGAGCAGAAGAGTAATCAGAAGAGGTGGGATTAAATTCAATAGAAATACGACCAGAATGGAACTCAGTCTTAACGAATTTCAGTCTAAAAACAATACTTCCTCTATAAAAAGCGAAATGAGTAGAAACATACTGAGCAGGACTATAATGGTAAAGAGTAATAGTACCGGAAGATGGTGCCGGATAAATAGCAGTCAAAGGAGTTATTGGCCACATTCCAGCATTCAAAGATAGGATCAAATTACCTTCACCCAAGCCAGTCGTCCAGGTTTCGGACTTTATCCAACTGAATCTGGAACACAAAGAGACTATGTCCATATCATCTGAGTTGATTCCTCCAACACCAGGTAAAACACTGACAGAATTTGTAGTTGTAAGGCCTAATGGCATAGAATTATCATATTTGTCAACATTTGTAGCAAAAGCATACACATTATGTTTCACTCTAGTGGTGTGGGAACTATCTCTTGGAGCGCTCCAGCCATAGATATTGGCAAGTCCCGCAACGCTGTCACTAACCCATTTAATCGGTGTTGTGTATGATGACAACATTGGAACTTTACCCAAAATGGTTGAGGCTTTACTCACAGCCAAAGCTACCGATTCAACAGGTCCTATATTTGCTTTCTTAGCTTCCTCATTAGCCGGTTGGCTTTTGTTGAGATTAGATTGGAAAACAACAGGGAGGGCCTGTCCGATTAATTCAATATCTTCAAACCAAGCCCATAACGTAAATTTAGCATTAGTAGAAGAAGCCGATTCAATACTAGAGTAAGGAAATATACGAACCAAGTGAGTGGTCGGAGTATTTGTGTCTGGAGCAGATAGTTGCATATCGTAATAATCATAAACAGATGAATAAGGCAACACCAATTCGCAAGAAGTTTGAGTAGCAATATCTATCTCTGCATGAGGCAATTGTGATCTCTGAACTTTAGAAACAGCATGGTAATCTGCATACCCAGAAGTTCTACCACTAAGTGGCGCACCGGCTACCGGCACAGCACATAACATATATCTGCCTTGTTGAAATCTCTGTCCATTCACTTGAAGCTTAAGATGTATAGTGGCCCTGAAGCCTAAATACCCTTTCAGCTTTTGATAATAGAGATCCTTCTTTATTAGTGCTCTTGGAAAATCTATCCAGGGAGCAAAAGTTAAAGGACCATCAGAACCATTGAAAGTGCCCACAAGCATTTCAACGGGTTTTGAAAGATATCGTTTGATGTCCGAGTCAATAGAATCTGCACTCTCTGTGAAGTAATTCGAGGGTACAGAAGTCTGTAAGATGGGTCTGACAACATCAACATCAATTCCTTCCATAATTTTAGTTGTGGAAGAGTTTTCCACTTTGCCTTGCTGCGAACGAACAAGGGCTTCATTTGGAATATTTTCAGCAATCCATAATTCAGTTCGCGTATCGGATCAAAAATCACGAACCTAGGAGGGTTCCTGGATAATAAAGGCCATCCTGGAAGTAATGCTAAATAGCACAGCCTGTTCTTTCAATAAGCGTTCTGAGTCTTCTTATTTTCCTCCGTTTGTATAAGACGCAGCCGTAATCAGATTAAAAGCAAATGTTTAGGCATTTTTACGGTCCGCCTAGAGACTCTCCTCCTTTCGAGAGGATGTTACGGGAACAACCCCATCATTATGGTAGATGAACACCTGTGTTGGTCACGACCCTGGTGACAGAAACAATTTAGATCTAACAACTAAAGAAAGGATCGGTATTGGCTACCCTTTGTCTCCAATATGCTTGTCCTAACAAAACATCTGGAAAAAGATCAATTTTACCGATTTCCTTCAGGGCTTCGATCATAATTTTACTGTATCTGGAATAAATTGCTCTTTGATGAAGCGACAGTTCTCTGAAAAACCAAACAACATTATCTTCAAAGATCTTGTCATAAAGTTGTACTCCTTTCTTGGTATAGCAAGGAGTATTCATGATAGTTTCTAAAGACAATGAACCATAATAACTATCCTTCTCTTTGAGGAACGATCTTTTAAGAAATGTGAGTGTAGATAACTTTCTCCAACCACCCACGTCTTCTTTAGTATCAGAAGTCATAGCAAAACCAACTCGCTTTAAAACTTCGGCACAAGCTAAAGGATTGAACAACTTTGAAACAGAAGGATGACAGGTGTATATTCCGTCATCGCCTAAAACAATGGAGGAAACATTATTATGAAAAGAACTATAATACAAAGATTTGTCAGACTTAACACAAGTAAAATATGCATATCTGATCAGTAATTGATGTGTAATACAGTTCATTAACAAAGTAAGAAAGCTTCCAGAAGGCAAAGAACTGGTCATTTCATAATAACCATCCTTTGACACAAATCTGGCATTAAGGACTTCTTGAAACAAGGTCTTTCTAGCCTCGTGATACTCATCACATCCATGATAAGAGTACCAATCTTGAATAATTTGCAATCCAATCCGCAGTATATGTGGATTATTGGATGCATCAAAAGCAGAGAAATCAGCAGAATCTCCCCATGTTTCATCAAAGGAAGATGAAAATCTTGTCAATTTTTGTACTAAATGAATCCAGTCTGTATAGGGATTGACAGTGGAAGCATTGTCTTTGTTCAGACAATCAGTCATATAGAAATCTACAAATCTACCAAACACTATTCTACTAGCTGTGTAAAGTTGGAGGGGGGTACCATAGAAAGGACGGGTTTTACCCTCTAACACTTTGGCAATAGGCAATAATTCATCCTTCAAATTCTGAGTATAATACCACTCCCTGCGAATTCCATTTTGAGCATCATCTACTATCTTAAGTACTGATAATTGGAACTTCTTAACTTCCACAGGATCGGCATCTTCTTCTGGAAATAAACTCTTTTTAATATGAGGATTAGTTTTTGTATAAGGAAAGCCTGGAGAGGTACCACTAGGAATGGAGTTTAGGTTACCCCAGCCCTTAAGGCCATACATAGCTTCTCCAACTGTCAAGATTTCATCACTCATTTTCCAGCTTTGCGCATTAAGAAAGACGCTCAAATCTTCCTGAGCTCTAACAAGTGAATTCTCATCAGGATTCCATTCTCTACAGAAATACTTCGAGAAAACTAAATCTAAAGGATCACCCTTTTCATTGGGAAAGCACTTAGCTCTGGTTTTTGTTGGTTGAGGGAAACAAGAATTTTTAAGGGGTTCATACATAACTATTTTACTGTAAGTATAAGGGTTGTGAGCCCCCTTTTCCTCTTTGACAAGTTTAACAAAAGAACTTCCTGATTGGAACGAAACATCATCATCAAGATCCTTTTTACATTCTAGAAGAACATTTTGAGTTATAACATTAGCAAAGGCTATATTTCTGCCGTTACCAGCAAAGTGGAAACCCATTATTTGTCTACGACCCAATCTTGGATCATTGATAACAATAGGAGATCCACAATCTCCTTTTTGAGTAGCCACCTCATAAGTAAGACATCTTTTGACCTCAATCTCCAAATTTCTAATAATTCTCTCGCCAACATTCGCTTTAGTCTGAACTAAAATCTTTGGATCATCAGGAGTACCTTTTAATAAGGCAATTCTGACATCAATTCTTGCAGACATATTGTCATAGTCCTTATCCGTAATAAAATAAGATATTAAATCACGTTTAGGACTTGCCATCGCAGGCGCTCTCATAAACAACAAATGAGTATCGCCTATATTGTACTCAATAGCTTTGAAAGAGTCATATTCGTCAAGGGAAAACTGCCATTCCTTTTTAACATTACTAATCTTGATCACAATGGAATCCATATTACTATGAGAAGCAACGTAATCAGCTATGTCCAAATGAAAGTGCAGCGGCATTATCAGATCTTGATTATTAACAAAAATGACAGTACCCATATATTTGCCATCGACAGTCAAACCGTAAATATTCGATCTTTCTATCTTCTCTTGCAAATTTAGACTTTCGAAACCAGCTTGAAACAGAGTGGGTTTTAAAGGTCTGGCTCCACCCTTGCTAGAAATTGGCTTTGTCTTTGAGCTTTTGTCTTTTTGTAACCTAAAATCGGTAGATTGAAATGACTCAAAAGGTGACAAGTAAGAAGAGATAAGGGCATAAGTTGCGGTTACACTACTCCAACTCACATAAAGTACGCCTGCACCAATAATAGTCCCCAAGATTTTCGGAAAGATACCGTTCCCAAGCGGTTGCAGTCTCTCTCTAACAGCGTCCATGGATGGTTCTCTCAAGAATTTAATAATCTTCGAAAAAGAGCCTCCAACATCCTTTCTTATAAGAACATTAAACTGACATCTGCCTCTTGATAGCTCGTCAATATTTCTATAAACACAATCAATTTCCTTGTGATTAAGAAATCTGTCTTGGAATACAACTTGAAGCATTCCCAAAACATGAGCATAATACTTCAAAACTTTAGGAGACTTCCCAACAAAACCGTCTATATAACGGGTATTATACAATGGGTAAGTTTTAAGACCCACTGGATCACATCCATAAGACTCAAGCAATATTGAAAGATTATCCTGAAAAATTCTCAGAGCCTCATTTACTTCAAATTCTTTGGTAGACATTTCTTCTATAGTAGGTGTGTCCCTGAAGTACTTATCCAAGTCAACATCTTTAATCAAATGATACTGAGAAACAGCATGATCATAATCAAAATCAAATATATCATCAGAACTGCAACTCTTAAAATCGTCCTCTTCAGGTTGACATCCATTCAAACCAGATTGATAAGCAATGGGTACTCTTTTGACACAATTTCTCTCATAATGCTCCGATTGCCTTTGATACAAATATTTCATTGAATCCACAACGTCTAGATGAGAAATAATGTCGCCCTTTGAATAAGGAAGAGATGAGTGACAACTCCTAACCTTGTATTGAAAGTGCTGTAATTGAGCATCTTGATCAACAATAGGAAGCATCTTACCCGTTTCATCACAATACTCATTATTGGGAATGGGCTCCAAATCCAAATGAATTCTTCTGATTAAAGCAGCAGGTTCTCGAATTTCATCAAAATACCTATCGATCTTATTGGTAGTACAAAAGATCCATTTGGCTCTAAAATAGGTTTTACCCTTCCCTTCAAACGCCATTTGCAAAGGATATGTACTGGTGTTGACACAATTTATCAAATCCATAATATTAGGATCAGGAGCGCCAACACTACCTCTGACTTGAGCGAAATCATCAATACACACAACTTCAGTAGTAGACGTGTATCCTTCCCAGTATTCTTCCCTAGTTCTGTTATAAACATATGAAGCTAAACACTCCTGAGCTTTAACAAATTCACCTTTGGAAAGACTAATTGCCAAAGCCTCAGTCTGTAGTTGTTTGGAAAGGACAGTCTTTTTAGTACCGGCACCACCAGTAAGGAAAACACAAACCGGTTCCTGTCTAGAGTTACCAGGAGAGACCAAAAAGGCTCCCATCATCTGTTCAATGTTCAGGAGAAACCTAACTTTGTGTTCAAGAGCAGGGGATAAACCTTTTAAAGATGTCGATAAGGCACACTTCATTGCAAAACTAGACATATCCTTCCTGAGACAGGTAACCCTCTCTAGATTAGAAATACTATTGGCAAAAGTACCGTCTCTCTTTTCGTCAAGGATGAGATTGTATCTATCCATAAGATCCTTTGTGACAAAAGACTCAGTCGGGAAAAATTCATAACCAAGACTTTGTAAGGTAACTCTATTAACAGCTTCCTTTATAAAATCGAGGGAGCTTCTAAAGAATGAAACAAGAGTTGAGGAACTACGTGCCAAAGATGACAAACTTCTAACCTCTGAATTCGAAAATAGATTGATGCCAAAGAAAGAATCAAAAACACCATCTACACCTTCGAAAATCCCGGACTGGTAATGAATCTCATCACTACTTGATGTCAATCCCTGGATGATTAGAGGAACAAAAAGAAATATAAGTTTCTTCCCTATCTCTTCGGAATCCAGAGAATTGTAGACAATGACAGATATTGCTATATAGGAAATTAGAGACATAGAATCTCTCTTCTTAATACAGTCAACACCCAATTTATACATCAAGAAAAAGCAAAAGAATTTTAGTAGAAAGATATTATTGAACATAGTTTTAAACTTTTCAATCATACTAACTATAAATTCTCGGGCTGTGCTAAAGGCAGAAAATGTTCCACTAATAGGTTGTAACATATCAGCGAAACTTTGCAAAGAGGCAGATATATCCTGCCTCTCCGTTTTATCTGGTAGAGAACCTACTAATGAGCTAATAATGTTCTCAAACCAAGCTTTGGTATCGTTATTGACACCTAAGTCAAGGAGACCCTGGAAAGATATATCCGTATCTAGAACTTCTTTTTCTTTTGCATGCGAAGTAAATAGATTTGAAACAATCTCATCATACTGTTCTCGAGGAACAGTTAGATCACCTATTTTTAAAAGGAAAGTAAATAACTTACCTTTGGAAATCGGACCAACTCGATCTCTTATCCATTGAAAACTAACAGGATTAGAAATAAGTTGGAAATAAATTCCATCACTGGAACAGTTCTTCTTTCCATAAAAGAACTTAATAATCGCTGGAACCAACTTTTGTTTGTAAAACAGAATGTTGTAGTCAGAAAATAAACTATTACTCTTCTTGGAATTGTGATACTTCACTAATTTCAGAAGAGAAAAGACATTCTTGATGTCAACTACTATAACTTGTAAGTCACTTGACAATACAG